ATCTGTAGGAGCACAAGTAGGTGATGAAGCAGGAATAATTAATTTTGTAATTGACAGTGCTTCTTTTAATGATATCACAACTACAGGTTCTATTGCTCGTATTAAAACTAGAGTAAATGATGTCCCTAGTGCTACACAAGGAGTAAATGGTCAATTAACTTTTGCTATATCAAGGAATATTAATACCGAGGTTGATATGGTAGACATGGCGCATAATCATGGTGCCTATTCTGATTTTTACTCTACAGTTACTAGTCATTCTATTGAAATAAAAGATACTAACCCCCAAACCACTCCTACTGAAAACGCTAGTTTTGTACTTAGTAATGGAACCAATCCTTATGTAATTATTAGAACAGACAACCCTGGAACTACCAATCTAGGGGGTCTAATTCAAATAAATAATAAATTTGGAACTGGCACTATATTTTTACATGGACCCACAGGTGAAATAACAGGAAGCGATATCACTATAGATGATTGGGGTAGTGTATCTGCGTCTTTAGCAGCTATACATGTAAAAACAACATTCGCGAACTCAGGACAAACCTTGTTAAGTACTACAACTGATCAATATTACCATTATATGGGCAGTAGGCAGTATGGTTATAGTATTGGTATTTTTGATATGTACTCATTAGCTTCCCCTACTACTCTTACTACAGGTGCAGGAAGTTACATGAAAGCAGGATATGTTGTCCCCGAAGATGGAACTTATAATGTAAACCTTGCCGTTAGAGCTTATGTTTCTTCCCAACCCACCAGTGATGTTACTGCTGCAGAATATCAAGGTCAATCTCATGATTTCCTTGTTATTAGAAGCCAACCTTCTTCTGGAAACCCTAATATGAGTATAATTACTAGTGCTAGTGTAGAATTTAATTCTTCTGATAGTTCTTTTCCTGTAACGGGAAGTGTTAACTACCAACCCCAATCCCTATCTAAGGGGGACCTCCTTATTATAGGAGCAAAGAGCACCACAAATGCCTCTAGCACTAGGTATATGTTTCATTCTCACACACTTACTTTAAATAAACTTTAATTTGTTTTTTTAAATTAAAATTATTATATTAAATGTTATGCAAAAGTTACTTTACGTAACTCCTCACTTGTCAACAGGAGGGTTACCACAATATCTTTTAAAAAAAATAGAGTATTTTAAATCTCAATTTAACATTTATGTAATAGAATATCAAGATTTAAGTTGGGAATACGTTGTTCAAAAAAATAAGATAAAACAATTACTAGGGGAAAATAAATTAATTACCCTTTATGAAGATAAACAGGTTTTATTACAACACATAGAAAATATAAAACCTGATATTGTTCATTTTGAAGAAATTCCTGAGCATTTTATAGATACTATTATTTTAGATAAAATTTTTAATAAACCTAATCGTTCTTATTATATTTTATCTACTACACATTCTTCATACACTGACCCTAACCAATTATCTTCACTACCAGACAAATTTATTTTAGTATCTGAGTGGAGTAAAAATAGATTTGAATCGGTAGTAAAAATTCCTTGTGATATTTGGGAATATCCGATTGAGGATTTAATTCCTAATAAAGAAAAATACCAAAAAGAATTAGGATTTGATCCTAGTTATAAACATATAATTAATATAGGATTATTTACCCCTGGTAAAAACCAAAGTGAAATATTCGAAGTTGCAAAACACCTTACAGATAAAGATATAATATTCCACTTTATAGGAAACCAAGCAGGTAATTTTGAAGATTATTGGGGTCCCTTAATGAAAAATAAACCTAAAAACTGTAAAGTATGGGGGGAAAGAAATGATGTAGAAAAGTTTTTACAAGCTGCTGATTTATTTTATTTTAGTAGTATTTTAGAGTTAAACCCCTTAGTAGTTAAAGAATCACTTTCCTACAAACTCCCTATTCTGATGAGAAAACTCCCCACCTACTTAAACCAGTATGATAACAATAATTTAGTATCATATACAAATGGGGATGTTAATCAAACTAAAAATTTAATTTTAGAAAAATTATGATATACGATAATTTAAGTTATAATGCTTCTTATAATACTAATGAAAATAAAATAAATATTTCTTTCATTGAAGGAGCTAAAGTTGAAATTAATGGTTCTTTTGATAAGAAATATTTAGTTAAGTTCTTTAATTATAAAACTAATGAACTTATATGGGAGGATACTATTAGCAATAACATGTGGACTTCCCCTAACCCTCAATATTTTATAAAGTGGAGGGTAGAAGTTTGGAATAATGGAAACAAAATAAAAGAACATATTTTTGATTGTACTAATAAAAGAGTTTATATTCATTTAGATTCTAAATCCATTGGAGATACATTAGCATGGTTTCCTTATATAAAACAATTTCAAGAACAACATAATTGCAAAGTTGTGTGTTCTACATTTCATAATGATTGGTTTAAAAAAGAATATCCTAATGTTGAATTTGTAGAACCTAATACTATAGTGCATGATTTATATGCTATGTATAGAGTAGGATGGTTTTACGAAGAAGAAAATATCAATTTAAATAAAAATCCAAAAGAAGTAAAAACCCAACCCTTACAAAAAACTGCAAGTGACATATTGGGGTTACAATATCAAGAAATTAAACCTTCTATTTTTATTAAAAATAAAAAACGCAATATAAAAGAAAAATATGTTGTTATAGCCCCCCATGGAACCAAACATGCTTCTTATTGGAATAATAAGGGGGGGTGGCAACTTATAATTGATTGGTTAAATGAAACAGGATATAAAGTAGTTATGATTTCCTATGAAAAATTAGGAAATAGCTGGCATGATTCTAAACTAGGAGGAACCTTACAAAATGTAATAGATAAAACAGGTGACTATTCTTTCCAAGATAGATTCACAGACATTTTTAACGCTGAAGCTTTTGTAGGAACAGGTAGTGGTTTATCCTGGGTTAGCTGGGCCTTAAATACCCCTACAATTCTTATCTCAGGATTTAGTGATGAGTATACTGAATTCCAAAATTGTGAAAGAATAAGTGCCCCCTCTAATGTATGCCGTGGATGTTTTAATACTCATAAATTAGATGCAGGAGATTGGGAGTGGTGTCCCCACCATAAAGATACCCCCCGCCATTTTGAATGCTCAAAATCTATAACCCCAGATTTGGTTGCTAATGCTCTTGTTCGTATATTGGAGTGAATGTTTTGGCTCATAGAGAATAATGAACAATTAACCCAACTTAGGGCAAAGAATTTTAAGAATGTTTTTATTGAACCTATATGGTCTAATGAAAACGTTCACCCCTACCATAGGGGAATCCAAGGGTTTTATATTAGGGAAGTAAACTATAAAAAAGGATTTATAGTTGTACTACAACATAGCGAAACCACTAGTTGTGGTATGGATGAAATTTATGATCTAATATATAGTTTTGATGAAATATTTGTAAGGGATAGGAAAGCATTTTTAAATATAGCACCTAATAAAAAGCTTAGCGACATAGACTATATATATCCTACAGATATCCCAGACTCATTCCCATGCCATGAGTTTTTCTATAGGCAATATCCTAACATAGCCAATATAGGTAGCATCATCCCCATAGTAAAGCATTATGAACGTTGTGAAACGATATTTCACGCGGTTAAGCATGTGTTTTCTATGGAGAAACCACCACACTTTGAGTTTTATAATATCAAAGCTACAAATGTGTTTTATTGGATTGAACAAGAGGGAATTAAGGTAGATCCCGAGTTATTTGAAAAGTATTTTAAAGCTAATGTTACCCCTTGGGACCATGTTTATACGTGTTTTAATCTAAAAACAACTACTACGCGACCCTCAAACACTTATGGAGGTGTAAATTATATGGCGTTGGATAAAAAAAATGGTTGTCGAGAAGCGTTTATACCTAAAAACGACTTTTTATTAGAGATTGATATTAGTGCTTATCACCCTACATTAGCGGCACAATTGGTAGGATACAAATTTGAGCATGAAGACATACACCAAGCATTTGCTGACATGTATGGGGTAGATTATAAAAAGGCTAAGGAGTTAACTTTTAAACAGCTATACGGAGGGGTATTTAAGGAATATAAAGAGTTAGAATTCTTTAAACGTGTAGAAAAATATATAGAGGATATAAGTAGTAAGGAAGAATACAAGTGTAAATCTGGATATGTTTTTAAAACAGATATGAAGCCTCAAAAACTGTTTAATTACATACTTCAAAACACGGAAACGTATTATAATGTGCTTATTTTAGAAGAAATCATACATATACTTAAAAATAGTGAAACTAAGATTGTTCATTATACTTATGATTCATTCTTGTTAGATGTATCTAAGGATGAGAAATATGTAGTGTTGTCTATCCTCGCTGTATTTAAGAAATATGGATTTTCTACTAAAGTAGAGGCAGGTCCCAATTATAGTTCTTTAGAAAGGGTGTAATATTTATATGTAAAGCCCAAACATGAACAACAAGCTATTTTGTACCTTTACCTCTTTAGAGGATTTAGAGAGGACATTATTGGAGGTAAAATCTAGCTACGATATACTCTATAAAAAGATTTTTGTTTTATATATAAAAAGTAATGACGAATATGTTTGCACATATAACGTAGAGCCGAGCAGCGTAGAGAGAATTTTACCCGAAACCATATTAGTCCACAGAAAAAAAGAATCCAATACTTTATATACAATTAACGCCCTTAATGAACTAATTAAATCTTTAAACGGAGGGGTAGTTGATGTGAGATATAAGGTGAATTGGCAACATTACAGAAACACCATTTTGCTAACCCAGCACAATGAGTTAAGACAATTAAAGACAAGGATCCACAAGATCATTGAACTTTAATTTGGGACCTTAAATTTAGGTCCTTATATTTAATGAAAGTTACATTTTAAACAGTTATATTATGGATTTAAACGCAATTCGCAGTAAGCTGAATTCCCTACAGCAGCAAAATAAGGGAAATGGAGGCTCCGATCGGAGTCTATTTTGGAAACCAAGCATTGGTAAACAGGTAGTACGTATTGTACCTAATAAGTTTAACAAAGCAAATCCTTTTACGGAAGTATACTTCCATTATGGGATTGGTGAACGTGTTATGATTTCACCTATCAATTATGGTGAAAAAGATCCAATTGTTGAGTTTGCGAAGCAACTTCGTACAACTAGTGATAAGGAAAATTGGCGTTTGGCTAAGAAGCTTGACCCCAAAATGCGTATCTTCGTACCTGTAATTGTACGTGGTGAAGAAGATCAAGGTGTTAAACTTTGGCAGTTTGGTAAGAATACTTACCTCGAATTCCTTTCACTTGCTGATGATGACGACATTGGCGACTACACAGATATTCATCAGGGACGTGATATTACAGTTGATACTGTAGGTCCTGATGTAACAGGAACCGCTTATAATAAGTCTTCGGTTCGTGTTAAGACTAAGCAAACCCCACTTGGTGATGCTGACCAGATTCAAAGCTGGTTAGATGATCAATCAAATCCTCTTGACGTGTTTAAGCGTTATTCATTTGAGGATATGAAAAACAATCTCCAAACATTCTTGGCACCTGAAGATGAAGCCCAAGAAGGAGATATTATTGATGAAGGAAAAGGCGACGACCTCCCTTTTGATAATGGGGGGTCTCAAAACAATTATGCTCTAAAGACTCCCCCAACAAAAACGAGCAAGATAGACCAATTTGACGAATTATTTAGCTAATGCCTAGGAAAAAAGCATCACTTACAGAGGCAGTTTCAGCAGAGCTTAAAGCAAATTTCGACCTTAGCAAATTTAAGGAAAAGAAAATGCTTAATGCTAATGCTAAATTTAAGCCCCAACAATGGATCCCACTTTCCCAAGCATTCCAGGATGTAACTTCAATTCCAGGCATACCTGCAGGACATATTGTTCTACTAAGAGGCCATTCTGATACCGGTAAGACAACCGCCTTAATTGAGGCGGCTGTCTCCGGCCAGAAACGAGGAATACTCCCTGTGTTTATTATCACAGAGATGAAATGGAGTTGGGAACATGCTAAAATGATGGGTCTTGAAATCAACGAAGTAGTTGATGAAGAAACTGGTGAAATTACAGATTATAATGGTAACTTTATTTATGTAGATAGAGAAACTATTAATTCTATTGAAGACGTAGCAGCGTTTATTTTAGATTTGATTGACGAACAAAAGAAAGGTAACCTACCTTACGATCTATTGTTCTTGTGGGACTCAATTGGCTCAGTACCATGCGAAATGTCACTTAAATCAAATAAAAATAATAATGAGTGGAATGCTGGTGCTATGTCTACCCAATTCGGTAATAATGTAAACCAGCGTATTGTACTTTCACGTAAAGAAAGTAGTCCATATACTAATACATTAGTTTGTATTAATAAGGTGTGGACACTTAAACCTGAATCACCTATGGGTCAACCTAAGTTGATGAATAAAGGTGGATACGCTATGTGGTTTGATTCAACATTTGTAGTAACATTTGGCAATGTAATGTCTGCAGGTACATCTAAAATTAAAGCAATCAAAGATGGTAAGCAGGTAGAATTCGCTAAACGTACCAATGTTCAGATTGATAAAAATCACATTAATGGAGTTACTACCAGAGGTAAAATTGTTATGACACCTCATGGGTTTATCAATGATAATGATAAAGAAATTAAAACCTATAAGGACGCTCATGCAGAAGCCTGGAGAGCTATTTTAGGGGGTATTGATTTTGATATCATGGAAGAAGATCAGGAAGTACAAGATATTTCTCACTTCGAAAAAGAACCTGATTAATGAATAGGAAGGATTATTTGGAAATGCTCAATAACATTGAGCAAGGGGAACCGACTGCTAAACCTGGCCAACATGAGAGGGTGGTGTTTATTGATGGTTTAAACTTATTTTTGCGTAATTTTGCTATGCTTAAATTTGTTAACCATACAGGCACACATATAGGGGGGTTGTCTGGGTTTTTACGTTCGTTAGGTTCTCTTATAAACCAAATACAACCTACCTCTATATATATAGTATTCGATGGAGTGGGTGCCTCCACTAATAGGAGGTACCTACTCCCCGAATACAAAACAGGTAGAAACTTAACTCGTATTACTAATTGGGATATTTTTGATAGTATTGATGATGAAAATAATGCTAAAGTAGACCAAATCATCCGCTTAATCCAATACCTAAAATGCTTACCAGTTAAAGTGGTATCAATAGACAAAGTAGAAGCAGACGATATTATAGCTTATATGTCAAAAGATATGGCTAAACGCTTTAATACAAAATCATATATTGTTTCTAGTGACAGGGATTTCCTTCAGTTAATAGATGATAATGTAACAGTTTACCGCCCTATAGAACGAGAATTTTATGACCCACGTACTGTAAAGGAAAAGTTTGGTATTATACCTCAAAACTTTATTCATTATAAAGTGTTAGTAGGTGATGCCTCTGATAAAGTACCTGGTATTAAAGGCTTAGGTAAAAAAGGTGTGCTAAAGCGTTTCCCTGAGTTAGGGGAGGGTGAACTTGAATTTGATCAACTATTTAAAATTAGTGAACAAAAGCTAAAAAATAGTGTAGTATATGCTAGGGTAATTCAAGATTGGGACAAGCTTTTAAACACTAAAAAGATTATGGACTTAAGTGAACCCATGCTATCAGAAAAAGAAAAGCAAGATTTATCTCAACTAACCGAGGAACCATTAAATGAACTCCGTATACTTGAGTTCATGAGTTTATACAACGAAGATGGTATGACCCACATTATTAAAAATACAGAATTTTGGTTAAAAGATACATTTACAAGATTAGTTTATGACGCTTAATAGTCTCTCAACATATGGTACAGCCTTTCAAGTAAAGGTTCTATCCTCTTTGCTTACACACAAAGAATTCCTTCAAAATATATATGATATATTAACTGAAGAATACTTCGACAATTCAGCACACAAGTGGATTATTGGACAAATTTTAGATTATTACGAACAATACCATACAACACCCACAATGGAAGTGTTGAGGGTAGAAATGAAAAAAGTAGAAAATGATGTCCTCCAGCTATCTATTAAAGAACAACTTAGAGAAGCTTACCAAGCCTCAAATGAAGATTTAGAATATGTTGAAAAAGAATTTTCATCTTTCTGTAAGAACCAGCAACTCAAAAAAGCACTACTTAACTCAGTGGACTTACTTAACTCTGGTGATTTTGAGTCTATTAGGAATCTTATTGATAATGCATTAAAAGCAGGTGCAGAAAAAAACATAGGACATGAATATATTAAAGATACTGAAGCTCGTTATCGGGAAGAAGCAAGAGCAGTTGTACCAACTCCTTGGGATAAATTTAATGACCTTATGCAGGGGGGTCTGGGTAACGGAGATTTTGGTCTTATATTTGGTAATCCTGGAGGAGGTAAGTCGTGGACTTTGGTTGCGCTTGGTGGCTATGCCGTAAAATTAGGCTTTAATGTAGTTCACTATACGTTAGAACTTGGCGAGGATTATGTAGGTCGACGCTACGATGCATTTTTCACAGGTAAGTCAGTAGATACACTATTTAAAAATAGGGAACGAGTAGACGAAATAGTTAAAGAACTACCTGGCCAACTTATTATCAAAGAATATGCTCCTGGGCAGGCAACTATAAATACTCTTCGTTCACACCTCCAAAAGTGCGAGGATTTAGATTTTAAACCTGATTTAGTTATTATTGATTATGTAGATCTTCTTTCATCTAAAAAGCGAGTTCAAGACCGTAAAGGAGAAATAGATGATATTTATATTAGTACTAAAGGTCTCGCTAAAGAGTTACAATTGCCTGTTTGGTCTGTTTCCCAAGTAAACAGAGCAGGGGCAAAAGATGATGTAATTGAAGGTGATAAGGCAGCTGGCAGTTATGATAAAATTATGATTACTGACATTGCAATATCTCTTTCACGTAAAAAGGAAGATAAAGTAAATGGCACAGGTAGATTTCACATTATGAAAAATAGATACGGAATGGATGGTATGACATTTTCGGTCAACGCAGATACATCTACAGGTCATTTTGAAGTTATGGATCACCATTTTGACGATAGTGAAGGTCCCTCTCCTGTACAACAAATTGATGGGACAAGTATGAATACCCTAGATCGAGATCTTCTAGCACAACAATTTTTTCAACTTAATTCTTAAAAACACTTAAATGGCAAACAGCAAACTATTGCAGGAGAGAGTAGTCTATAAACCCTTCGAATATCCCGAAGCACATAATTATTGGCTAAAACAACAACAGGCACATTGGCTTCACACTGAAGTACCAATGATGAGTGATGTAAACGATTGGAAACAAAACTTAACAGAAACCGAAAAAAATATAGTAGGATCCATTTTAAAAGGTTTTGCTCAAACTGAAACTGTAGTAAACGATTACTGGAGTGGTTTGGTAACTAAATGGTTCCGTAAACCCGAAATAATTATGATGGCCACAACGTTTGGGGCCTTTGAAACAATACATGCGGAAGCATATTCACTATTAAATGAAGAACTTGGACTTGATGACTTTTCAGAATTTCTCGAAGACGAAACTACGATGGCTAAGATTGAAAACCTTATGTCAGTTAGGGATAGTTTTAATGGCGAAAAAGATTGGCACGAAATCGCTAAATCCCTCGCTATATTTTCTGCTTTCACAGAAGGGGTCAATTTATTCTCCTCTTTCGCCGTACTCCTATCTTTTAAAATGCGAAATAAGCTTAAGGGAGTGGGACAAATTGTTGAGTGGAGCATTAGAGACGAATCAATGCACTCAGAAGCAGGATGCTGGTTATTTAGAACACTTATCCAGGAAAACCCTGAGCTCAACACTCCGGAGCTCAAAACAGCAATAACAGAAGCTGCATTACTTTCACTTCACCTCGAACTTGAGTTTATTGAGAAAGTATATGAATTGGGTGATCTTGAAGGGTGTTCTAAAGAAGATTTAATCTCATTTATTAAACATAGAGTTAATACCAAAATGGGGGATTTAGGATATGAGGGTGTAGTTAATGGAATTGACCCTAATGCACTTAAAAGAATGAAATGGTTTGATAGTTTATCAGCAGGTAAACAGCACACTGATTTCTTCGCAAACAGAGTCACAAATTACAGCAAGGGCCATATGGAATGGGATGCTGAAGCAATATTTTAAGTTATGGACGGAAATTTAGTAGCAGATACAACAAATTGGGTTGCAGGAAAGGATTACCCTGAATGGATGGATGAAGTAGGCGTAGCAACTATATCTAAAGGGTATTTATTACCGGATGAAACACCAAAGAAAGCCTACAGAAGAGTTGCGAAAGCGATCGCAGAACGTATTAATAGACCAGATCTGGAAAATAAGTTCTACAGATATATTTGGAACGGTTGGATTGGCCTTGCTTCTCCCGTGTTATCTAACACTGGGACCGATAGGGGTCTTCCCATCAGCTGTTTTGGTATTGATACACCTGATAGCGTTAGGGGAATTGGATTAACAAATGCTGAACTTATGAAACTTACCGCTTTAGGTGGTGGTGTAGGTATTAGTGTTTCTAGAATTCGCCCTAGAGGAACTACAATTACAGGTAATGGTAAAAGTGAAGGTGTAGTACCATGGTGTAAAATCTACGACTCAGCTATCATAGCAACTAACCAAGGTTCAGTTCGTAGAGGTGCTGCTTCTGTAAACTTAGATATCAATCACCTTGATATTGATGAGTTTATGCAGATTCGTAGACCTAAAGGTGATCCTAATAGACAGTGTCTTAATCTACACCAATGTGTTGTAGTAGATGATACTTTTATGAGACGTCTACAAGATAGGGACAGCAATGCTATGAAACTTTGGCTTGAGATACTTAAAACACGTGTAGAAACAGGTGAACCATATATTATGTTTAAGGATAATGTTAATAAAAACAACCCTTTAGCATATGCTATGAATAACCTTGATGTCAGTATGACTAATATTTGTACTGAGATTACACTCCACACAGATGAAGAGCATAGTTTTATTTGCTGTTTAAGCTCTTTAAACCTCGCAAAATACGATGAGTGGAAAGATACTGATGTAGTAGAAACATCTATTCGCTTTTTAGATGGTGTAATGCAAGAGTTTATTGATAAAAGTGCAGGTAAAGAATCACTTATTCGTACTTGGAGACACGCTAAAAAAGGTAGAGCATTAGGATTAGGTGTAATGGGTTGGCACTCATTCCTTCAACAAAAAGGATTGCCATTTAATTCTATTGCTTCAACAGCTTGGACCCATACTATTTTTAGTGATATTAGAAGTAAAGCAGAAGCTACTTCAAGACAACTTGCTGAAGAATATGGTGAACCTACTTGGTGTAAGGGTACAGGTATGAGAAATACCCACTTACTTGCTATTGCACCTACAGTCTCAAATTCTCGCCTAAACAATTGTTCAGCAGGTATTGAGCCCATCCCAGCTAATATCTACACTTTTAATGGTGCTAAAGGAACATTTATTGTTAAAAATAAAGAATTGGAATGTTTATTAGAAGGTAAAGGACACAACACAGATAAAGTATGGGATCAAATCTTAGCAGACAATGGTTCTGTTCAAAATTTATCTGAAGATATATTATCACCTGACGAAAAGGAGGTATATTTAACATTTAGTGAGGTAAATCAACTTGAATTAGTTAGGCAAGCAGCTATTAGACAAAAATATATTGATCAAACACAATCTCTAAACCTTTCATTTGACCCTACTGATTCCCCTAAATGGATTAACCAGTGTCATATGGAGGCTTGGAAATTAGGAGTTAAAACTTTATATTATCTTCGCACAGATTCCGTGATAAAAGGAGATTTAGGATCCCGTACTGCAGAATGCGTTTCTTGTGATGGGTGATATATTTATACATGAATCTTAAAAACAAATTATTATGAAAGACAAAGTATTAGGAATTGTAAGACACGCTTTAACATTTGTTGGTGGTGTTTTAGTAACACAGGGTGTCCTTGATGACGCTACTTTTATGGAATTATTTGGTGCAGTAATGACACTCGTTGGTGGTGTTTGGTCTGTGATCGATAAGAACAAAGCAGAAGCTACCGAAACAGAAGCTTAATAAAACAAAAAAACTTAACTTGAGGGTCTAATCAGTTACATAAATACTGGTTAGACCCTCTTTTTCTATTAAATAAATGAAGTCACCTATAACATTTGAGCAGTTTACTAAAAACCCAGTTGCAGCAATAGCATTCGCGGCTATAGGAGTAATAGGGTATTTGTATGTAGACATGATGAAAATTCATGAGGCTCAACTCGAAAATTTAGAATCTTCTTGTGTGCAAAGGATTGAGGATCATAAAGAAAGGATTGAATCCTTAGAAGAAACTATCCTTAGGTACGAAGAAAAACTAGAAGTAATTAACGAAAAGTTATTAGAATGTTTAGACACACGAGATTAATACTAGCTGTACTATTAGTAGGCTGTGGGGTAGAAGCAGGAGAAGATATAAAAACCCCTGTAAAAGTAGATGTATCCCCATCAGTTGAACTTAATGAAGATTTATTAGCAACTGTAGATGCTACTTTAGAAGTAGCAGATATAGCTCTTGATGAAATCCTTGAAGACAAAATTAAAACAAGAAACCAGATTCTCCAATTACAGTATACAGTAAACCAAGAAGAAGCCCTATTAACAAATTTATCAGGAGAATTAGGAGCTAAAGATAGTTTACTTTTTGCCTACCAAGCAAATAATTTATTTCTTGAAGAAAAAATTCAAGAAATAGAAGACAATTTAAATCATGCTTTACATAAGTGTGGTAATGAATGTTACCCTACAATTATAAGATTAAATCAAGAAAACCAAGATTTATTAAATTATGTAGACTCTTTACAAAATTGGGTTTTTTATTTAGATTCATTGGTAGAAACTAACAAAAAGTTAAGTAAAAAAAATACTTTTCCTCACTAAGTTTTAAAAATGGTTTTATATTATTACAATGCTAAACTTGATAGAGTTGTTGATGGTGATACTATTGACGCCTTAGTAGATTTAGGTTTTGATACATGGAAACATGTCCGTATTAGGTTAAACGGAATAGATGCCTATGAATCTCGAACTAGGGATTTAGATGAAAAGAAAAAAGGATTAAAAGCCAAAGCAAGAG